CGCCGCGCCGCCTTCGCCTCAGACGCCGCGGTGGTCGTGGTCAACTACGACGTTCTCGACGTCGTGGGCGAGGACTTCGCGCGGTTTGACGGCATCGTGTTCGACGAACTGACCCGGCTCAAGAACCCGTCCGGCAAGCGGTTCAAGGCACTGCACAAGCACCTGGGCCGCTTCAACGTGCGGATCGGCCTCACCGGGTCGTTCACGTCGAACGGGCTGGAGGACGTGTTCGGGCAGTGCTTCGTGATTGACCAGACGCTGTTGGGCCGCACCAAGGGGGCGTTCCTGCAGCAGTACTTCGTCTGCATCAACCGCGACTTTGGCGACTGGGCTCCGCGCCGCGGTGCGCTGGAGCAGATCATGACCCGCATCCGCCCGGCGACGTTCGTGCTGGAGCCCGGCGTCTACAAGGACAAGCTGCCGCCGTGCCATGTGGTCGAGATGCGCTGCGACCTGCCCGACCGCGAGCCATACGAGAAGATGAAGAAGGAGTTCGTGGTCGAGATGCAGGGCAAAGAGATCACCGCGCTGTCGGCGGCTGCGGTCACGACCAAGCTTCAGCAGATGGCCAGCGGTTGGGTCTACCATACGGTGGACTGGAACGGGCCGTACCGTCTGCCGGTCTGGTTCTCGACGCACCGCTTCGACCTGCTGGACGAGGTGCTGGAGGGCAACCAGCGGGCCAACACGCTGATCGTCTACAACTTCATCGAGGAGTTGGCGGAACTGAAGCGCCGCTATCCTGGACGGCTGTGGACGCTGGACGACGGTGCCGACGTGATCGAGCGCTGGAACGCGGGCAAGATCCCGCTGCTGGCGGTCCACCCTAAGTCGGCAGGCCACGGCCTCAACCTGCAACACGGCGGCCATCACCTGGTGTTCCTGTCGCTGCCGTGGTCGCTGGAACTATACGAGCAGGTCGTCGGCCGTCTGCACCGCAGCGGGCAGGAGCGCGACGTGTGGGTCTACGTCCTGCTGACGCGGGACACCATCGACGAGCGCATCTGGGCGGCCCTTGCCGACAAGCGCGCCATATCGGACATCGCACTGGAGGAGTTAAAGGGATGAGTTGGAATTGGCACGATTTGAATGTGGTTCTGGCGATGCGTGACGAGCACCAGGTCAAGGCCATGCTGGACGAAGAGGTCGAGGTCCACAAGCGCCCGACCTACGCGGTGCGCATCCACCAGCGCTACACGACGCTGCGCGCGGTGCGTGAACGCAAGGAAATTCTCGCCGCACTCTCAGGAGACAAGCAATGAGGCGTTTCCGGCGCATGCCCATCCCGCAGCACGCGCACCCGCTGGTGCGGCGGCTGTACGCAGAGATGAACAGCCAGCGGATCGGCGTTACTGACATGGCTGAGCGGACGGGCATCGCACGGAACACGTTCAAGGGCTGGCGAACGCGGCACTGCCCGCGCGTTGCGGAACTGGAGGCATGCTATAACGTTCTGGGTATGAAACTGACGGTAGAGGTGGTGAAAGATGAGTGACATCCTGGACGAACGCGAAAAGACCCACGGCGATTATTATCGGGTGGCCATGATGGCCCAGGAACTGAAGGACGCCATGCGCCGCGGCAAGAACTGGAGGACGCTCGACGACACCCAGCGCGAGACGCTGGAGCTGGTCGCCAGCAAGATCGGCCGCATCCTGTCAGGCAATCCGCACGAGGTCGATCACTGGCGTGACATCGCGGGATACGCCACGCTGATCGAGCGGTGGCTCACCCGCGATGGTGAAGCGCCTACTTCTTGAGCGCGCTGTTGATGCCGTCGCGGATCGTAGCGCCCAGCGCTGCGGTCACGGCGAGCTGCACCGCCGCCTGGAGCGTGATGTCGCCCACAAGGTAGGACGCGGCGGCGCCGATGACGGTGACGCCTGCGAGGATGTAGGTCTTGTAGCCCTTGAGCATGTCAGTTACCCCTTCTTGGTGCCGGGATACTGGACCCACGGCAGTTGAAAATGTGGCCCGTCCTTGAACGTCTTCCAATCGCCGCCCCACTCCAGCAGCACGCCTTCCTTCTTGGCGGCTGCCTTCATGCGCTTGGCCAGCTTGTCGTAGAGCGGCCAGTCCCAGCGCACCGCGCCCTTGATCGTGCAGGCCAGATCGACGGCGTGGGAGTAGCCGTTGGCGGCAGGGATGTGGCGCGAGCGCAGCGTCTTGCTGGCGCCCTTGGCCTTGAGGATCTTCTGCTCCTCCAGCGTGCGCACGCCGCAGGTGACGATGAAGCCCGTGTCGGCCTCGGCCCAGTCTTCAGCGCAGCGCAGCACGACGCGCACCAGGTCGGGGTGGACGCCCTTGAGCTTGGTGAAGGACGCGCTGTTCAGCTTCATTTGCGTAATGCCTCCTCGATGCTGTCAAGCTTTTGCATGATGGCGCGGCTCGTCTCGCGGATCTCCTTGATCTCGCGGTCATGCGCCAACCGCGCCGTCTCGGTCTGGGCCTGGAGCACCGCGATGGCCGTCTCATGCGCCTGTTGCTGGCGGTAGATCACCCAGACAAACGCGGCCACTGGCGCGATGATCCATTGCATGATGGCACCGAGCACTTTGAATGTTTGATCGTCAAGCACGGCACGTTACCTCGACATCGCGTTGCGGTTACTTTCAGCGCTCTGCACGGACATTCCAGCCGCGATAATCGCTCGCAGACGATTGTTGGCCGCGTCTATAGCCGCGTCGCGAAGCATTTGGTTCTGCGCCGTTCGCCCAGCCAATACGGTTTTAAGCGCGGCATCGACTTGTTTTGCTGACGCCGCGTCAGCAATTTTCTTGATGGCCGCTTGTCCCGCAGCGGTAAGACCCGCGCCGACCACCGCGCCTACAGGGCCGCCGCCAAAACCGCCAACTACGCCGCCGGTAACCGGGCCGATTTTGTTGGCCGCATAATCTGAAAGAGTTTCGCGCAAAGCTACGGCGTCAAACGCATCTTTTTCTGCGTCTGTTAGCCGCTTGCTTCGGCGCGAACGCATATACTTACGAAACTCATTTTCGATGCCCCCTTCATAGTAAGGAGACACACGGTTCATGGCGTTAACTTCGCGCGCCAACGCAGAACGACGTGATAGTTCGCGCGCTTCTGCGGTCATAGCGCGGACATTAGACGGCGCGAGCGAAGGGTTGGCCGTGCTCATTGGCGCGTTATCAAAAAAATTGTCTATCTGGCGAAGCACTTTCATAGCAAACTGTGTGTCTGCTTCTTTCGCCGGTCCTCTTGCAATCTCGGTCGCGACCTGACGCAACCCATCCATATCAACAAATCGCGGAGAGCGCCCAATAAGCCCTTGCATTTCTGACAGCAGAGCGTCTGTTTTAGGGTGTAATCGAGGGCGAAACCCTTCCTTATCTAGTTTAGTTGCGGTGCTGGTTGCAAAATTAGCGTATGCACGTGAGTTAAATCGGATACCAGAATTTTCAAGTTGCGTGTACAGCGTCGATTTGCGCGCGTTCACCGCCGCCAGATCAGGTGCCGCTTCCTGCATAGCCTTCGCGGCGCCGCTACCGCGTCCTGCTGCGGCAACGCCGCCGACAATACCGCCCGCGATACGCGCTGCGGGTTCATACGCCGTGCCTTCTGCTGCTTGACCGCCCGCCTCCGACAGCGTGCCCGGCACAGCAGCCATTGCAACCTTGCGCACCAAACCGCCTGGCCCCGCTGCGGCGCCGGGGATGAACTCGCCGATTGTTCGGGCGTATTCGCCTTCGGTAGTGCGCGGCGTGTAGAGCGGACCAGTGACACTTTCGATACCGCGCGTGATTTGCTCGCTGGTAGGCGCCCCCATACGCTGGTTTTCCATGATGGCTGTCGCACGAGCAGCGTCCTGCGCCAGTTTGGCCTGATCCGCCCCAACAAGATAACCGCCGCCTTGTATGGCAAGATTGGCTAAACCACGCCCAATATCAGCAGGCATACCCGCCAGACCTGCGGCACCGCGCACAACGCCTGTACCCAAACTCTTAGCCACATCCATGGCTTTTTCACCATAGGTCGGTTCTGCAACGGCTGGCGACTGCGCATACTGCGCCATGACGCCGTCGATGACTTCGTCCGGCGTTCCATCAGGAAACTCGTGGATTACCCCATCTGCGCTCTGTGCTCGTATGGTCACTGGATGCGTTTCCCTGTGCTATCATACCGCCGAGTGCCCCCGCCTGCACCGGCAGGTGCGGGCGCCGGTGCGGGGTCAATAATTGCCATCTCGCCCTTCCCGTAATCCCGCGAGAGCTTAGCTATGGTGCGCAACGCCGTTTCAAACGATTGACCGTAAGGATCACTCAGTGAGTCCAAAGCGGCCCGAAGTTCCATGTTGGAGTTTAGTTCTTGGGCGGACTTGTTCGACGCTGCTTTGATGTCGGAAATCAAATTCATTCGCAGGCTCTGAATGTAATCGCGTTCGGTTTGCGCTTTTGTACCCAATGCGCGGCCCGCAGTCGTACCAAGCGCCGCGCCAGTGCGCGCGATAACATTTTCTAGTCCCGAGGCTTCAGTAGACACGATAGCCCCTTCTTGCTTGAGTTTATTATAAGCCTGCAACATTTCGGACAGGGTATCGTCAACCTTAGCCCGACCCGCATCTTGTTTAATTTTAGGAGCTTCAAGTTTTGCGGCCTGTTCAGCTGCAAGTTTCTCTCGTTCAAATTCAAGCCGCGCGGCAACATCCGGCGATACCTGCGGCGGCTGGTTTGCGGCCGCAGCCTCCCGCGCCGCATTGGCGCGCGATACTTCCAACTGGCCGCGCTGAATTTCGGCGTTGATACGCTGAATTTCCGTCGGGATGCGGTCGAACAGCGTGCGGCCCGCTTCGCTGCCCGCGAGCCCTGCCTCCAGCGCCGACAGGCGCAAGTCATCGGACGGCATGGCCATCAGCTTGTCGAACTGCCCCTTGACGGCGGTTTGAATTTCTGGCGACAAGAGGTTATATCCCGCAGTAATGGCCTCCTTGGTGCCGCCGCCCTTAAACGCGGTGGCGTAGGCGGGCGCCAGCGCGTCCACCAGCGCCGCTGCCTGCTCCTTCTGAGCCGCCTTGGCTTCCTCAGCCCGCGCCTGTTCGTTCTTGTAGATGTTCTCCATGCCCGCCGTGCGCGTCTGCATCATGGCGTTCACGTCCGGCAACTGCGGGGTTGCCATCTGGTTACCAGAGAGGATGATGTTCGGATTGATAGGCATGGTTTACCTGTTAAATACGAGGCATTGCGTATCCGGGCGGCGGGGCAACACCCAAACCGGAAGAAGACCCCGTTGACGCAAGCGCGTTAAGATAGTTCTGATATGGCAGCCCAGCCTGGTACTGGCCGTAGGCGTTGGCGGCTCCGGTGGCGAGGCTTGAGATGTCGCCTAGGGTGTTCGTGAATGCGTTGGACTGGCCCATGATGCCCGCCGATTGGATGTTGCCGAGCGCGGTCAAACCCTCACCGACGTTGGCAGCCTGCCCCGCAGCCGCAGCCTGCCCAATGCCCGTCAGATAACGATACGGGTCCATGCGCGCCTCGCGCTCAGTCAGATACCGTTGGAAGGCGTTGCCGTATTCTTGGCTGGCCACGTCCTGCCCGTACTGCGTGATGCCCTTCAGCGTACTGCCCGACTGAAGCAAACCGCGCGCAGCAGCCGACCGCTCCAGCGCCTTGACGCCCTCAGACATGCGGAAGTTGTAGCCGGGGTCCGCTTGGAACTGAGGCATACCAAACGACTGGTATGGCGCAAGGTTTTGGTACTGCGTCATGGCGTTTTTACCCGCCTCAACGTAAGGCCGCGCAAGTTCCATCTGCGCTTCAAGGGCTTGTTTCTGGGC